CGGCATAGCTTTACGAAGCTATAAACATCGAGGAACCTTACAAAGGTTCCTCGACCCAACCGCGTTTGAGCTCAACTCGACGCGGCAACGAGTACTCACCTACTAGTGAACGTTTATCGCCAGACATAGTCTTGCGAAGTAGTTCTTCCCACCCATCCTGTGAAGTTTTCAACTTCTTTGGATAGATGAGCAGAGAGTGAAGTTCCCAACGCTGAAGCTCGGTGTTCCACCGGCGCTTCAGTCGTTGTTTGTTCACAGTCACAACGTTACTAACACCAGGCTTAAACAACACAAGGGCAGTGCCCGTATGATCCGGATTACTAAAATCCGAATAATACTGTGTTGTCCATGGCAGATGACCATAGTAAGCTATTAAATAGCTTTCTATGTACTCCGCCGCGGACTGGTAACCTCGGAGCTGGAGCGCGTTATGATACGCGCACCAGGACGCCAAGGTCGTAGGATTAGGTGGTGACCATACCTTCCGTATTTTTAACGGAGTGACGTCGACACCTTGGTAGGCATCCATGCCACAAGACTCCCGAAAAGGAGTCTTGGTATAACAGCACTTACTAGTGTTGAACATAAGCCCAACACTAGCAAACATGTCAAACAAGAAGACTTCGCAGCCTTCTCGAATGATAATGTCATCACCGTAGACATATACAGATTGACGAGCCTCGCGAGAGGACATCTTTCCATATATTTCTAAGCAACTAACAGCCAGCACATAGAACACAAGCGACTCCACTGGGAAGCATAAAGCTGAACCCATAGGAGCGAATTTATTCATATGAACTAACTGACCATTCGGGAGCATCGTATCAGGTGTTCTCGAGGCTTCTAAAGCCTCAAGTAACCTTGTGCCACAAAAAAGCGCTCTCACGAGCGCAAGTGACACGCGATCCGACGCTTCCTTCATATCGAGTGTTGACCACCCCTCACCTCTGGAACCCCGCAAAGCGAGTTGCCGATTAACTTCTTGATCCGTGAAATTCACGTGACCTTTAGTTAATCTATGCGACTCGAGGGTCTCAACCATTAATTGGCTGAGACCCTGCTGGATCCATTGGTATTCGAGTGGCTCACACGATATTAGCCGAGGCCCACGACTGTCTTTGGGAACGAGTACGACTTTCGCCGTACCGTGGTCCATAACAGTCATGGCTTGTATCTCCTGAATACGATCAGCCACGTGCGATAAATTGAACCGAAAATACTCGCAATGAGCATAAACGGTTTCAATTTGGCGATAAATCCTGCTAAAGCAAGACTTACGAGGCACACACTCTCCTGTAGCAACCGCTCCAGGGCCGTGTTTAGGGCGAATAGCCCTAGGATCGATTCCGCCGAGGACACGTGCCACAAAAGCGCGTGCCCTCTGGAGGACAGGAGTTTCCAACACCTCCCGAGGGAGGCTGGAATCCACCTCAACAAACGAAGTGAGAACTGCATTGCTGCGATTTTCATCGTATGGTAATTCGTACTTGTAAAACAAGTACGCTAGTTGCCTGATGTCTTTCAACACGCTAGGGTTCTCAGTCGCACGGAACATACTCTCTAACTCCTTTAACAGGAATATAGGGGGCTCCACCGTGTGATGCTCATAACCAAACAAAATCCCTTTTTCAAGGGATTTTCCATAGGCAGGGAGAATTTCCGTGAGGAAAACTCTCTTCTGCTGCGCAAGAATCGCGCCGGTTTCCCGGCGAAACTCCAACGTTATTATGATCTGATACTTACTAGCGATGTCGCTAGCGAGGCGTTCGAATACGTGACCCGGAAGGGTCATAGCGTATTTTTCATTCATATGTAGTTTATTCTACTTGTGTTTGACTGGCTTAGTACTAGTACTATTCCATTTCGCTCGCTGACAACATGAGCTAACGACTACGAAGAGTTTGCACTCCTCATAATCCATCATCTGTGACACACGCAATTACCAGGGGGATAAACCCCCTGGTAACCTATTGCAGCCGGACTATAGGGAAGAACCCTATTAGAAGGCCATAATGCAATAGTCTATCGCCGACTACTACCCTTGCGGGTAGCCATCGACTTTAGAGTTCGCCATTAAATATGCGAAGCAATTGTGCGTTTAGAGTCGTGACGTATTCGGGTGGTAAGCCTCCTGTAAAGAAGGCAATCGCCGCCCGACTAAGCGTCTGCATCTCTGGGTTTCCAAAACGTGTATGGCGTGGGTACGCCAAAACGAGGGAAGCCGAGCCACGGATAGGTTTTGCGGTAATAGAATCTGTGAAGATACTATCAACGCGAACCTGATACCGATCAGTAATGATCCCCTTGTTCTCGGCAGTTTCCTGCCTACGCACATGGAGTTCATGAGAGTCTCCTCCACCGAGATTAACTCGGCGGGTGGATTCTCCTTCATTGGTATCGATGAGTGACATGGCTGGTATTGGACCATCCAAGTCAAGTGTGTTGTCAAACATAACTGATGTTATAGGTTATTTGTTACGGTTTTGGAGATTTATCTCCTTTTACCCTTCGCAATATAAGCTTGAAACAACAGAGAGGAAGCCGAAGCTGCCTTCCGTAGTGTACAACCTTGGAATTGCAAGGACTTCACAGGCCATGTCTCTAAAGACATAGCTGTGCGTTGTCTTGTCCACCATGTCTGACTTGTAACATACTGCCATGGGGCAGATGCTACGCCGCGTTTGCGGATCAGAATGTCGCGAACAAGAGTGGAGGCGGCTCCAAAGCCGCCCCCGTCTATTACTATGTTCACATCCACCATGTCATACTTCCGCTTAGACAACCATTCTCCGACTGGGTAAACCCAATCGAGGATGAAGCTAAGAGGAATTGCATTCCAGATGATAGCAGGGTCGGGCACAGTGCCCAACTTTTCGAGCGCGAATAGCGTTCGACTATCCCACTGGGACATGGCCTGGCTGAAGTACCTATACTGGCTGCTTACGCAGCTATACGGGTCATTAAGCCATTGGTAGTTGACTTGCACTTCGCAATCAACACCTTCAATCAGACGGTTGAACCGCTGGTTGGGAGGGACAGGGTACACAGGATTATCCCTATTATAGGAACTCTTGCGTACTCCCATACCCGATATGAACCCCTTGTACTTCTTCTCAAAATTAGAGAAGGTTTGCCAAAGGGACAGTACATCACGAACAAACGCGCCTGCGCCATAAGCAAATTCCAGATAACCTGAGGATACAACATCCCCAAGCGTCTGAAGCTTGTTTGTCTTCGCTAAAGTAGAACTCCAAGAGTTCCCTCTATGCCTGAGTAGCTTTTTCAAGTTACGAATGGTCTTCCTAAGATTAGGATAGAACATTTTTAGCTCTTTAAGCTCCAGCAAGAAGTTAACGAGATTGACTTGTGCATCAACAGATACATATTTCAACTCCCTAACGCGCGACATGAATTGTTCATGCTCCTTGCCCCCCCATGGGGCCAAGATAGTACTCGGAACGAACTCAAACTCCAGATTGCTTCGCAGCAATTCGTATACATAATCACAAGGTATTTCCTTATGAAGGATGAAAGCTCCGTCTCCAACAAGTTGGACGTAAGCTTGCGTCATGTCAGAACGTCCCTTACGGACGATCAGGCATGATTTATACGTGGAGTCCCCGGTGTCATAATAGACATCGGAGGAGTAGTAAGAATAGGCTGGCCAACTCACACCCTGAAAGTCTATACCTTCAGGTCTGTGAATGAGGACATTCCCACTTGTTAGAGGCACACTATTTACATAGTGCTTCTCTTCGTCGAGTTGTACGGTCATAATAACGAATACTCCAGGGC